NGTAGATAGTGTCTTTGTGCTCTGTTGGGACGTATATTACTCGCTTCATGGTTCCACCGTCAGTTGAGAACCTGGTACTTTTTCCGAATTCATTTGTTCCTCAAGGTGTTGAATTGTTGACTTTGCATCATCAAGGTCACTTTCAAGTTGCTCTATTCGGTTTTCTAAGTCTTCATAGCATCGTCTGCAGATGGTTTCTTCACCGCAAATACCGCGACCGCATTCGTCACAGTGAGTTTCAACGCCCATAGAGATAACTCCTAATCCCAAGCCATTATATCAAACATAAGTATTTTGGCTTCATCCATATTACGGACGAAACTGTTGTCAATTAATACTTCCATTATGCTGACTATCTTTGCAGAACCAAGGTCTTGTAGTTCGATTATAGTTGTGCATAGTCGGTTGTACTCGTTAATATTAATGTCGTCTTTAGCTTTTGCTCTCATTGTTTTTAGGTTCCTGATTAGCTTGTCAATTACTATTTTCCTGAACTCCATTGAAGGAGAAGCAAATTCATCAGTCATTGGTTATTCCTCTCTCCTTCCCAATTGCAATGATTTTGTTGACTGCTTCCTTAGAGTCAATGCGTCCTAGCTCTGCGTACACCTCACGGCAGATAGGAAGGTACTCTGGTCTGATTTGGCAGTAGTAAAAGCCATCGTCTAACTTGATTAGGAATTCAGTGTCCTCTTCGTCAGGATTCTCTATGTAAAGTCTCTTCAGTTGGTAGGAGGTACCACAGCAACTGAATGTTGCTTCTCCATGTAAGAGATTCCATGACCAAGATGTTTCTGAAAGTGGTGCATCGCAAACGAGACAGTTGCCTGTTTTAGCGTCAACGAATAGTTCATCATGATATTTAGACATAGTGTCACCTTTCTCAATATAACATCGCATTTGTAGTATATAAAGATATTGGAGTTACTTCGGTCGCACCTGCGATTATTGCTAGTCCGATAAGTATTTATAGTTGTAACGCGATGTAAGTTCAGCGAGAGTGACACTATGGAACGAAACTGGAGCGAAGTGCTTGACCAAATATACAATGTAGAAGGTAGCAGATATTTTCTATGTATCGAGCATTTAGAGAAGATGGAGAAGGAATTATTAATTGCTGCTCGTGACTTAATGTATAAACTTCTTCAGTTTTGCCATAGTCGTCAATACATATGGCAATTTGTATATAAAGAATTGGATATGTGGAAGTACTGGGAAAGATACGGAATATTAGGACATGAGCAAACAATATGTGAAGATATTGACACCATCAATTCAGTCATTATAGAAATGAACAGGAAGGAGTTCAATGCCAATAGACAAGGATGAATTTAAGTTGGGAGATGATATCCTATACATGGATTCGGAAACAGTAGTCCGTGAAAGTGACATAGGTAAATTGTGTCACGGTAATTACTCTAGCATTAGATTAGAGGAAGGAATATTCTTCCCTAGTTTATACCGTTATGGTCCGCGCGGTGGGTATTATGAAGGATGGGTTAGAAGGACTGAAGTACCACCACGTGTATGTGAAGAGTGTGGTTTTGTATTTGAGTTTGCAGGTGCGGTATCAACGAGTGATGCTATAAAGTTAGGGTTTGAAGTAGAGAAACCGGAACCTGGTCCTAGACCAAGTCCATTCCGAAACCCTAATGGAACAGTACAAGATGGTGATATTGAACTTGCAGGAGATAAGGTTAAGTTTGATTGAATGGTCGCATTTTGCAAATACGATACCTTTATATATTTGTAATGGATATCATTATTGTACGAGTGCTAACGAGAAGGGAAAGTGTGAAAGTGGATGATGACATAGTAATATGGATTAAGACTCAAATAGATGGAACTAAACTTGGTGTCATAGGTCACAAAGGAAGAGGGCATGGATGGCCGGTATGTGGTGAAGGTGACACAGAAAATTACTGCAAGGCCATGGCTGAAGACCTAAACATACCATTCCTCGGAATATTCGAGTTCAGAGAAAGACCAAAGTGATAATATGAATGAAGCTCAAAAGGACAGACTGAAAAGAGCCCAAGAACAATGGGCCAAGACTGGGACAGTATATGGTGACATCGTTGAGAAGGATGATGTGATTTACGTACTGTTTGGTAATGGCACAGCGTACGCCATATACCCTAATGGAAGGGTAGATTGGGTTGTCGGTGGATGGGAAGATGGAAAGTCGATTGTGGAGAGACCCTGCTCGGATATGGTGTATGTACTAGAGGCCGATGACTACTACTGCAAGATTGACAACAACTGCTGTTATGGGCCCGGGGAGTGCAGGAAGAAGAAATTCGTCTGCAAAAACTGCGGAGGAGACATATTCGAACAAGTGAGGGATGGAGTTGGAAAATGGACCCATAACATTGAATTCGGTGACTGTGTTGCAGAGCCAATAGAATTTACAGGGATGGGATGTCTTCTATGCAAGACAAGGATGGATGACTGTGGCGACCACTACCTTTGCCTAGAGTGTGAGACGAGGGTGAACAAATGATACTAACGTATGAAAAAGCCAGAGAAATGTCGATTTGGGCTTGGAAAAAAAGGGCCAAAGGACACGAACCAGGAAGGACTGAATTTTTAGAGAAGTTTGACTTTTATCCAGCGTTCGATTGTGGATTCTGCTCATACTTTGATAGTTGTGAGGACTGTCCTTTGTACTGGGAAGATGCAGAAGCCGAAGAACATTCTGCATATACTTTAACTAGTCTTCCATGTACAAGAAATTTTTGGCATTGGTACTATTGGTATAAGGAAGGAAATGAACGTTGGGCAAAATACTGGGCCAAGAAAGTACTGGAAGAGATAAAAGCAACACCAGAGGAAGAAGAATGAATAGAGAAACACTACACACGGTCAAGTGGCTGGCAATAGCAGTTGTAGCGTTGATGCTCAATATGGTGATATAATGGCAATTAGAATTACTTACCTAAAGAAAAAAGGGAAAAGACAAATCGAATTGGAACAAGCAAAATCAGCTAGAGAAATAGAGAAGATATTAAAGAGGAAAGGGTTTGAATTTGATATTTCAATGTCTATTGATTATGCCGACCGTTTTATAACTCTTGACCATTTCGAAGAAATTATGAAGGAGAGGGCAAAACGTTGTAAAGCATGTGGTGGTTCAGGAGAAAGGTATAAACATTCATTAGATGAATGGATTAATTGTACAAGATGCAAGGGAACAGGAAAGGAGCCGACCGTTCAATAGTTCAACTCTTCCTTATACCCTAATCCAATAAGTGCAAGCTCAACACTTCCAATTTGATGTTCTAACTCATCAACGTTAGCTTGACATTTTGATAATGAACTCTTGCCTTTTACCAACTTCTTTTGCAGTGTCCTTTGCATATTAAGCAAAATTTCAATCGCTTTAGAGTTATCATCCATTTACCTCACCACCCAAATCATTCCGTCCATACACTTATGTGGACCTGAATGACCTTTATTATAGAAGCAACTATGAGTGACGATGCCATCAACCAACGTTGCCTCACACTCGATGATTTCCTCCTTAAACTTAAACTCCTTACGACAATCAGTGCAATATACCTTAGAGATACCCCTGAACTTAGACTTCAAAATAGTTAGTCGTTCGTGAGTACATTTCACCATGCAATCACTGATTATGGTTCAGGTTTAACTGCAGTCTCTGGATGACATGCTTTGCAATTTGGGTCGTCACATTTTGGTTTTACACCAAGCATGGATGAAAAGCTAGATGCTTTCTTCCAATTACCATATAACAATATTGTTATCAAAGAAAGCTCATGTGCATCATCAGTTGTATTGAAAATTCTTTCTAAGGTTTGAGACATGTATTCATCGCCGGCATCAACAGCCTCCTTAAATTTAGCTACAGCTCTGTCCCAGTCCTCGTCACTAATACCCATTGCCTTCGTTATGTCTTCCTTCGTATGGTCAAACTTAAAATCGTGTTCCATTTCGAAACCTCACTCTAATTTTACCAATAGAACATCTCATTTCTACTATATAAAGATATTGGAATATCTCAGGGCGCACTTTCGACTGTATCAATATCAATCATTTTATATAGTAAAACAGCGATTCCTTATTGCTAGAAAGACTACATTAGCGTGAATTAGGAGGTGAACCTAGAAAGTGCAATATTCCGCAACATTTATATAGTAGTAATGCGATGTAAGATTGGAGATGAGTCGATATGGTTGAAATCCATAGTCTTCGATATGGAAGACGATTCGTCGTCAAGGAGGTATATAATGATAGGAACATTTGATAGGGAAACGAAAAGCAAGGTACGCTTTGCAGCAGAGGTGACGCCGATTGGATGAAAAAGAGTATGACGAAGAGTTCCATCGGATGTCAGACCAACTCAAAGCAGTCATTGAGGACTTCGTACAGAGAAACGGTCTACATGGATACTACGTTACGCTGGTAATACATCACGACGAAGAAGGGATTTGCTCTACTTACGAAGGGTCACAAAAAATGATTCCTGGAGTAATAGCGACATTCCTTCATAACAAATTTCACGAAGTCGAACAAAGAGCATCTTTACTTGATACATTTGAAGGGCTGAAAGCAACTCTTGAATTCGAGGGAACACGTCAACAAGGATGCATCAACGCAGTGTACGTAGGAATCAAGCAGACATTAGGAACGCCAAAGCTCATAACACACAGATTACTTCGCGATGAAGTTGTCGCAAATATGCAAATGCACGACGTACCAATAGATTTCGACACTTTTGCGGAAGACCTAAAGATGTTCGAAACCTACGCTGAAGACCAAGTGATTGATGAACTAGTTACTCACATCGGCAAAACGGCAAACGGGAAAATAATGAGCGAACAAGAGATGATGCATAAAGCACTAAACATGGCAGCCCGCTCAGTTAACGATTTGCATCTAGACATTCCACCAGAGCAACTTACCCAGCGACTGTTCTTGGCAATAAATCCAAAGTCCAAGGAGCTGATGTGATGGCCAAGAGACGAGGCAAACACGAATATAATAAGAAGTTGGCCGCTGAGTTCCTCAAAGCCAACAAGAAGAAGGCCTACCATCGAAGGGAAATCACCAAGAACACTGGAGTCAGCTTCGGAGCCGTCAAGAGTATTGCGAAGCAACTAGTGAAGGAAAATCTGGTTGAGCGACACTTGGTCAAAGAACGCGATGGGTCACTGCGCACCTACTACAATTGGAAGAGATGTGAGCACCTTGCCGGGAGCAGATGTGTCATACGAGAGGTCGACTGCAGGAAGGAAAGGCTGTGTTGTATAAGTTGTGATGCAAGAAAGGTATGCGACCAGACAGTCTGTCCAATAGCTCTGAAGCATATAGGGACGGAATCCGATGAAGACTCTGTATGATAAGACGCGGCCCGGTCTATCTCGCCGTCAATGGAAGAGAGTGAAGAAGAGATGGCGAAAGCTTGGAATGCCTTCCGGCGCATGGTACAACGAACTGGACAATGAGGGGGAGATTTCTCCCTCTATCTTAATGGGAGTGGTCAGTTGAAACCTGATAAGTCCCGCTGTCCAGAATGTGGAGACCCGAACTGTCAGACATTAGATAAAGTGTTTGATATTTCGGAAGAAAGGATGGAAGAGTTGTTAAGACGTCTTGACCCAACAAAGTTTGAGTTTGCAGACAAGTTCGCATTTAAAGTTAGAGGTGAGTGTAAGAATGATGGTGAATTGAATTTTATGATTGCACACATAATGAAGATAATGATGATGGAAAGAGGTCAGAGAGAGAAGGCAGAAGATTTTATTAGGAATTTTCTGCCTATGAAAGCGCCACCAGGAATGTGATAAAATGGGAAAATGCAGCAAGTGTAATGCTACATGGGACTGTGACTGTGAAAATTGTAACAGCCCTGATTCTGAGTGTATGGAATGTACAGCAAACAGGATGTACGGTGAAATGGAAAACAAGAGTGTAGTTTAATGAAACAACGAATTAAGGATAACCTAATATGGGTATGTTTCATCATACTCACGATAGTCTTATTTGGATTCATGATTACATTGGAGGCAGGAAAATGAAGAGAAAAATTGAGATATACGATGAGGTGAAAGACATAATAACTGGGTTCGAGGGAACTGTTGTAGCTATATCACGATATATGTATGGATGTACACAAATTTTAGTACAACCGAAATGTGATAAAAAGAAGGAGAAAGAGTATCCTAAGGCTGCATGGATAGACGAACCACAATTAAAAATCGTCAAAAAAGGAAAGAAGGACGAGTCGAAACCTAGACATGGTGGAATAAGAGACCATCCTTAAAGAAGTACCTTTGAATGAGCAAAGGTTAGTAGGAGGAATTCAATGGCACTAAGTGACTATTTAACAGAAGACGAGTGGGATGCCTGCTTTTATAGGATGTGTGGCGGTGCTGGAAATGGAAATCTAGGAGATGCAATGCATGACACAATCAACATACTCTTAGAGAAAGGGCACAACTTTCCAGGATTAGATGATTCTGGAAGTAAGTTAAAACAAATTCTTGGCACGAGCAATCCGTATAAAGTATGCATATTTTTAGGTAACCCTCATGATGTAGATGTGCTTGAAGTCTTGGATAACGGTAGAAGATGGCTTAAAGAAAATTATCCTGACTTGGTTGAAGAGACAGACGACGAATGGGAAAGGGAAATGAAGGAAGTAAGAGAGTTACAATCAAAGGACGATAAATAATGCCGTTCATAGTTAGCTGTTCTAACTGTGGCTTCAAAGCCGCAGGTATCAGAGATGACGTAGCTAGTGTGATGAAGAGAGGGATAGAGTTAGCGTCAAAGATAGGATGTAATGTATGTGATACACAGATAGAGATTAACGATATCACCAAAGATGTTTACTTTAAATTGAGAAGAGATGTAGGCGCATGTTGTGATGATTTCGTTGTAGAGGGACCAACATTAAGATGCATGAAATGTGGAATGAAAACAGAGAGGAAAGTGTTTGGATTGAGGAGGTGTCCCGTCTGTAAGAAGTGGTACAGATGGAAGACGTTAGCGAGGCACAATTATGGCTAGAACTGGTAACTGCGAAAACGGAAGACATCATACTTGTATTGGAAGTGGCGGGGTAGAGAAGAATCATGAAGGGAAAAATACCAAGTATATATGTGACTGTCAATGTCATAAATGAAGGTGCAACTATGGTAAGGTTTGAGAAGGATGGAGAAGGAAACTGGATAGAGAGAGTGAGCCATCCACATCACGGAAGTGGAAGAAGGAGACGGTATGGATTTACCGTTGATGGTGTGAGGATTACCCGGCCTTGTATGGTAAGGAGACAGAGGCCGCCTAAGAGAGGAGGGAGAAAGTAATGACTGTAGTTAAATGTGACATTTCTGAATGTATACACAATAATGACGGAAAATGTACTAGAGGGGTACTTACACTAAACGGAAGTATCATTTCAGGATTTGATACACTTAGATGTGAAAATATAGAATAGGAGAGCATACCTTTGCTGAAAAGTCCGACTAACAAGAGTAGGGGCAGGCAGTCGACAGCTCCCCGAAGAGTGCAGAAGTCGTACGATGAAGTGGCTAGGTAAGAGGATGTTAAAAATTCCCGCTGAGTTGCCACCTCTCTCGTATGCCGGACTCAGCACTAAGGTATGTTTTCCTTTAGGAGATGATAAGTTGAAGTTGCTTAGATGTAGTATTGCAAATTGCAAGAAGATACTATCAAGGAAAGAGATAGAGGAAAGCATCATGCATGTTGATGTTCCTTTAATTCCTGAAGGAAGAATGGTTGCAATGATATATATGTGCAGAAAGCATTTAGACCAATTTTATGACCTATTTTGAACACCATCACGGCATCTGCCGAAAGATAATGTGCTTAATATCTGTGAATAAGGGAATCTCTATTAATGAAGAGAAGGTGTTCAAGGAAGCGAAGACTCACTATACGAAGACACCTCAGAAAGTGTTAGAGCAATTCTCAATTGATTATGGGATTGCGATAATACAGAGAAGGAAGAATAGAGTAATAATGATGGAAGTAAAGTCAACTGCCCAGTTGCTGGGAATGTCGGAGGATGAGCTACTAACCAAGATTAAGGAGGCTTATGATGATAATAAAGATAAGCAGAAGTGAAGTGGAGAAGGAGATAGAGAGATTGCAAAAGAGTATTGACAATCATCGAAGTCATATGAATGGATTGATGGAACAGGGGGACTTTCAAAAGGCAGTAGAGCATTTTGGATTTATGATGAGCCAACACGGAAGAAAGAATATGCTTGAAAGAATTGCTTTAGGTAAACATGAGATGATTGTGAGGTGAACAAATGTGTCTTGATATTGTAAAGTGGGCTCGCAAGAGGAAGTTAGAGAAGAGACCAAAGAATGAAGTAACTAGGTACAAGGTTGTTAAGTTGATACAAGGAAAAATCTATCCTAGGTTTGTAAGAACTCCATATAATAAAGGATGGAATACAGCAGTAAGAGCCAGGTCACCTAATGTTGCATATATTAGCAAAGATGACTATATTCCAGGGTTCCATGTTTTTAAAACAAAGAAGGATGCTGAATCCTATCGAACAGGAATATTATCTGCTGTAATCAAAGTGAAATGTAAAGGTTTAATTGCAAGAGGAACTACTATCGTTGGACTTCAACTTGAATCTGAAGTTTATCAGTTCATGAAGATAGAAGACTATGAAGAGATAGCAAAAACATCAGTAGAAGGTGAGTAAGTGAAGACACTGACAGAGGAGCAGAAGTACTTTTATCTGAAGGCTTTGGATTATCGCATATGGCAGCATGAAAGAAACATAAAGACAGGATACTATCCTAATGATGAATATGGTCACAGAAAATTTCAATTTCCATTGCAAGATTCATGTCCATTATGTGAGGCATTTAATTTGAAAATAAGAGATTGTTCAGATTGCCCTGCAAGAAGTAGACGTACAGGTGGTGATGGATATTGTTATTCATATCTTCATGACCACAAACCTGACAATATACAGTTAGAATCACTAAAACGGAAGAGAACCAAAGTCCTAAAGATGGAGGTATCAGATGCCAAGAGCAGAGTTTGATAGCTTACCCGAACTCAAGAAGTGGCTTAAAGTAATGTTGGAAAGAGGTAGAAAGTACATCGCTTACGTCACAGGAAAAAACGAATTAATAATTCAACCGACGACCTCGACAGCTCCAGTAACATATGCGTACGCACCTGAGGTTACTGAAAGCGTAAAGGGAATGGTGACCGGGTACGGTATACCATTGATAAAGGTCAAGAGATTCGAGTGGACAAGCGAGAATCAAATCAAAAAGGAATAGTTATGCCGCTAGACCTCAAAGACTTCGAGAAGCATAGCGTAGCGAAGACTAGCATGAAGTTGGGAAGCAACCAGCTTACGATTGCACAGTTCCTGCTAGAGAATGGAAAGCAGGCATTTACGCAGAAGGAGATAAAATTTAGGACTGGAATCAAATTCGATGCTGCAGTGAATACTGCATTGCACTCTCTTAAGATTAAAGGACTAGTTGAAAATAAAACAATAGGAGGTACACTCTACTGGAGAGGAACGCATGGACTACATTCAATCGATACCGAAGATAAAGGAGCTGATGAACAAGAAACCCCCGATGAGCAAGACTGATGTGAATCGGTTAGTTCAGCAGGCGTTTCACATTCCAGCACAAGAGGCTGCTAGGTTAGTTTCAAATGCGATTAGAGATGGAGTGCTGACTGAAGTAGAGTATAAGGGAATTTGGAAAAAAGGAGGAAGGAAACCGAAGTTTTACATTGTACTTCGGACTCTTGCAGAAATCGAAGAGAGGAGATAATTGTTTTGTCTCATCTCTGGGACGTTGTACGAATCTCTTCCTTCGACTGCAAAGAAGTAAGGTGATAAAGTGAGCTGCTCAAAAATATTATCAAAATGTCCCAAATGTAGTATGAATATGTTATTTACGTGTCCACATTGTGGAAATGCTGTTTGTGACTATTGTGGTTTAGAACAATTATCAAAGGAGGCAAGGTAATGTATATAAGAGAATACTGTCCAAAGAAAGAAGGTCATGGAGTAGAGAGTTGCGAAGAGTGTCCCTTCTATATGGATGACTGTGATGGAGATGAAGAGGAAGAAGAATGAAATGTGAAGTTTGCAACACCGAACATCCTAGAGAACACTGTACGGCCAACGTTTGTGAGGATTGTTGTAAGAGTGGGAAATGTTTGTATGAGGATAAATGTGTGAGGTAAATGACACCAGAAAAGGAAGGTGAATTAATTGGATGGTTGTTTATAGTAGCAATGTTATTGTTATTATTTTTACCATCATGTATATTGATTATGTCATAATAGGAGTGATATTATGGAAGACGAAGGGGGCGAAGGACTAACGAATATAAGGTTTAGTGAAAAGTCATTCATGAAAGCAGCGCTAGTACTTCAACTAACACGTGGAGAAGAAATGACGTTGGCCCAGCTACGGGAAGAAACCAAGATAGAGAACATACAAAGTATTGTCAATTTCCTGGTAGAGCACAATTACCTTGAAATGAGGGGTGCCGGGAACTTCTCGAAGTACAGAGCAAACATCGAATTCAGGAGGATATAATGAAGACAACATTCGTAAGTGTAATCATTGAAGGGATGGAATGGAATGATGGGAATTGGACAGCGAAGGGACGTATCCAATTTCACGAGACAGGAGCCGAAATAGAGTGGCAGGCTAAGAAAGTAACCACAATAGTGGTCACGTTCGACGAAACCTACCCCGAGAGTGTGATAACCCAGCTTCGTGGTCATGTGAGGAACGCACTTGGTCGAATCAACTTACCGTTCTCACATCAATACAAGATAAAGGTCAAATGAGCGCCGGTTGCAAGTACGAAATATTTATATAGTAGAAATACGATATAACATTGGAGAAATTCTCGATGGGTGACTTGTGCAGAACTCCATGTAGGAGTTTTAGGGAAAACCCAGATAAGTGCACAAACCCAAAAGCACGTGGCCAATCGAGCTCAAATTGCATATATTTCATACCAAGGTGGCCGGATGGAATTCAAATACCAGACCTTAAAGAATCTAAGTGAGAAGTTACTAAAAGGAAGGAAGGGAACAACCCAAGAAGCGATTGAATCATTGGATGGGTATTTAGCGGACAAGGCAAAGGAGATAATTGAACTTGCAGCTGAAGAAGCAGAGATTGGACATCGGAAAAGGATTGCGGGAGTACATATGGAAAGAGCACGCGCCATCTTAGAGCGAGGGAGGTAATATGCCAATTAGAATGGAGCAATTCAAAAGTGAAGGTTCAAAACCCAAACACGAGTTTGTGCAAGAGAACATCATACGGATACTGGAAGCAAATCCAGAAAAAGCGTTCAGTGCTATAGAGCTAGAGAATGCATTAGATACACGGAGACAAAGCATTCACCAGGCGTTAAGAGCGCTCGAAGCGAAGGGGAAAGTAAAAAGGGGCTTTATCGAGCAGAACAGACGCCAGGTCGTGTATGTAAGACTAACTACAGAGGAGGAACGAAATGGGACAATTCTGGAAAAACCTGCAAAAACGGAGAAACCTAAAAAGAAAGGAAAAGGCAGAAAGAAGAAAAAGAAAGGAAAGTAAGATTCCTGAGTATGCAAAAAGCGTTCACGAAATTGCCAAAGAGCTTGGATGGTTCCCCTCTGAGGTAGAGGCCGAACTCAAAAGACTTAGTGAGCAAGGTAAAGTTGAATGTTACATATATGAAGGTGAGCTATACGCAGTAATCACTGACGATGTGAAATTTGAAGAACGTAAAGTAAGCGAAGACGAAAATCCTATGTTTGGCTAATCCATGAGAGACAGTCAAATATATTTATATATTAGTAGCGCGATTATCTTTCGCTAATACAATCTAAAAGGAGGTGAAAAAAATGCCCATCGAAGTTGATGTGTTCAACGAGCAAGGTGAGGAACCAACAAGACGTGTAGGAAGCTCCACCCGGCCTTTGGTCGAGGAGTTCATGCAGAACAACACTGGTCAAGCCTTCACAACCGCAGAAGTAGCGGCTGAGACTGGACTAAACAAGAGCACCGTCAACCAGGTCTTGAGAAAGATGAACAAAGAAGGCCTGACTGACAGGAAGCAGGTGGACAATCTTATATATAATGTATATATAGGAGAGTGAGAGACCCGACTAGAGGGGTCTTCGGGCTCCTCTTTTTAACCTTTATGTGATGATTATGCAGTGTGGTAACGAAGGGTGTAGTAGGGAAGCTTTGGAGGGTAAGCAATATTGCCGTCCATGTGAGAGGAGTAGGTATACCTGGATGAGAAGGAATATGAAGAAGGTGATGGGAGTTCCGAACGCAAAGGGGATTGCTAGAGGAGGGAGGATGTAAATGAAAGAAATTGCATATTCAAGAGCCTTAAGGTGTACGGTAACATTCTTCAGTAGAGAAGGTCTTGCTTGGGGAGCAATGTTATTAAGTAATATGTTTGATATCGACAGGGATAGAGTTCAATCTGATTTGATTTATCAATATGACAAATATTTGGAGTGGAGGAAAGAAGGGAAAGGAATTAAAGAATGGGAAAATTTTGAGGACGTAGTATATGACTGAAATTTTTTGGGATGACCTTTGGAATGAGCTAAAACAATGGCTCCTTGATAAGGATATGAATTCAAAGATTGAGGTTAGAGAAGTCATTGCAAAGATGGATAAGATGGATGGAGTGGATATGATATGAGAGTTCAGGATGTTAAGATTGGGATGAAGGTAAAAATATCTGAGAAACCAAAGAGACCAAACGATAGACCATCATGGGTAAACGATATGGATGAGTTTAAGGGTTTAGAAGCAGAAGTTGTAGAGAAAACTTCTACAGGGTACTTCTTACTTCGTAATGATGATGTTCCGTTACTGTATGAATATGGTTGCGGATACGTATTCGCTGCAAGGTGGCTGGAAAAAGCATGAGAATGTGGATGGTTGACCCTCACATAATGTGTCAGAAACATTTAGGTGGGGAACATGTGGAGATACATATGTTTGTAGGTACTATTGAAAGGAATATTAGCATTCAGGGTTATATTAATAATAATTTGTTAGAACCTAAGTCACTGGAGTCGCGTCACTACGAATTAGTCATAGAGATGGAAAAACGCAAGTTTAATCACAACTCACCGCTATTAATCAATGAGGAGAGATTTAATCGTCACTTTCAAATGAAGAGGGTAGGAGAACATATAATAGATAGAGAGTCAGCATTACAAGATTTGCTATCACGTTGTGAAACTTGTAGGAGAAGATATGATGAATAAGATTATTCTCCACATGAAAGGGCACGTCTACTCTGCCAACAAGCATGAGTTTAAGAAAATCAGAGAAGCGTACGATATGGCGTGGAAAGGAAATATGGAGACTTGGATTTGGAAGAGTGAGACAGATACGTTAACAGCTGTATATGAGAGGGTAGATGATGTTACTAAGGATGCATTCCTCATCTGGGAGAGTCCACATGAAAATACAGACTTCAAGGATGCGTTCCTAGATTACTGGCTAGAGATTCCAGGTGTTGAGAAAGTCGATAAGATTGACACTAGAGATGATAAGGAGAAGGTTGAGCTGTTCAGGAATTGGGAGATGATGAACAAACCAAATGTGGAGATGATGAGGAGACCAACGGTCACCGCACCAAAGGGAGCACCAGAGGGTTTAATTAAGGTTGCTATGAGAGAGTTTGAGGAGAAGAGATTAGAGAAGCTGGAAGAGTTAGAATTGTCTGAGGAGGATGTGATAGGATGAGTATTACAATTACAAGTGTGAAGAAAGAGCTGAAAGAACTTAGCAAAAGGAAGTTACTGACTCTCAGAGCGGACCTTAATGATGACGTAAAATCATTTCCGCATTATGACACATGGGACAGAGTCTGTAGTGACGTTTGGTGTGATAAAGATGACAAAAACTATTGTGGAGTAGGTTTTGCATGCGATTACATGGATGCAGCAATAGGTGATGCAGATGAATATCAGGAACGACTGAAGAAGGTTCTAGAAGCAATCAAAGAAGAGTTAGATTCGAGGTGATATAATGGGAGCACCAGGATTTGGATATGTTTGCGAGAAAGGCCATCTTTACCATTGGTATGAGGAACGTATGGTATGGGATGAGGACCTATTTGAACACGCAGAATTTGTTAAAACACAAGGCTGCATCTGTGGTGCAAAACACGCTGAAACAATTGGCCATTACGGTGCGATTGATGATTGCGAACCTTGGGTGTACGATGGCTCAGAGAAGATTTTGATTCCGTTCAAGGGAGGTCTATTCACGAAGGAAGGGAAGAAGATAGAACATGATTACTATCACTATCTTACGTTACAGAAGGTGAAAAAGCAAGAAGGAGGTGAAACTGATGAAAGGTAGAAATGTAGCTATTGCTGCTCTAATGGTAGTAATTGCAATATTCTTTGCATGGGTAATATGGAATCTGCCAGGATGGTTAGATTATCATATTGCTGGTTGGGGATTTGCAATAGGCGTAGTGATAGATATCTTCCTGCTCCTAGTACTAATCGCTCTTGAATTTGCACTATTCATATTAACAAAGATATAGGAGGAAACAAATGAAAATAAACGACAAAATGTTTGAACAATACCGAGAGGTAGAAATCCACTCATTCGCACAGACAACACATATTGTAGCACTAGGAGCAGCACCAGCGTTCAAGTTGCTCATCCGAAAGGTAGGGAATGAAACCTATCAGGCATACGCTAAGTTCGCTCAACCAATAGTTCAGATAACCATGAGAAAGAACAACCGAATAACAAAGTGCGACGAGCTTGTGCTCAAGGAAGGACCACTTCCGCAAGTTGTAAGTTTCACGAACGACTTGGTTGGACTAGAGTTCGAGATAGGAGAAGATGAACCGGAGCCAGAGACTAAATACAGATGTCCGAAATGTGGTGACGAATACTTTGAACTTCCAGAATACGGTTGCTGTACTGAATGTGCAAAAGTCAAAAAGGATGTGCATGTGGTAAAGATTAAGGAAGAGGAAATTCCTCCTCCCCCCTCTCAACAGGATGGAGACCCCGGCTCAGGTCAATGAAGTCCTGTTAAACCTTTTTTATGATACAATGATTACATACTGCGACTCATGTGCAAAAGAAAATGGCTTTCCACGGACATCGCGAAGAGTAGTAGGCCGGTGTAAAGGATGTGGAGGATGGCGCAACTGCAGTCAGATATCAGAGAATGAGTTAAGGATGATAATAAATAGGAGAGCCGGATATGGGTGAGTGTAAACCGAATAAAGACTGTTGGAAGTCACCTCCATGTCTGGATGGTAACACAGAGGAAAAGCCAAAATACATTATGGATGAAAATCATTGTGATGCAATATGTCCAGAAGGATTCTTTTGCACTAGAGTAGATAAACATGAAGGCGAACACGAAGCCCGTACAGAAGATGGAATTGCAGTAGCGAGGTGGAAGTAATGACGTTTGCAGTAGCACATTGTAGAAATTGTTCAGCTGCATTTGTGGTTCCACGTGAACTTACAGAAGAAGGAGAGGTTGCATGGAAAACTATTGATGAATTATTACCTCAGCTCAATTGCTGTGATTCAATCAATTTGATATGGACAACATGGAATGATGTTGTAGATGTAAAAAAATACCTCGATGTGGAGTTGGAGTAAATGGGAAGATGCCCTAGAGGATTAAACTTACTATTACAACCGTGTAGGGATTGCTATAACAATCCAGAGACAATAGAGCAAGCAATGAAGTGTGCAGAGGTGATAAGGTGAGAAAGAAAGAAATGATTCGAAAGATTGAGACCCTAGAGAGACAAGTAGAAGGGATGCAACTTCGTATGAACGAAATGGGTAAACAGGTGGCTAAGAACAAAAGATACATTTCAGACATCTGTGATGTACAAGAAGTACACGATGACGACAGAGAACCACCATTCGACCCTCATGAGTTAGATTAAATGGATTACTGGAAGTGTGGGTACTGCGGAGCTCACAATGAAATTCATTTGTGTGAAGATAAATGTAGGGTCTGCGGAAGGCCTAAGGAGACCAGACAATGAAGTCAAAATACAAGAAAGGTAAACTAACGCTCATTGCAGAAGATGATGATGAAAAGAGAGTGCTTGACTGGGTAAAAGATACCATAGAGCCAGGTACCTTTTGGGCTGTTGCAGATTTGCTAGCACAACTAATCGATAAAGGAGTACTGTATAAGACAGAGACTGGATATAAGTTTGATGAGGATTGGGAGTTAGTTCAAGAAAAAATATTTGAAGATTTACCAGGATATGCGTGAGGTGTAATATGAAGTACATAGTTATTGGAGAATACACCAAGAAAGACGGTACAAAGGTAGTATGCCATACATATAGCGATGAGAGTACCATTCCTAACTTTAGGTTTATTGCACGCGTCTGGGGACCGTATGATATGAGCTCCGATGTTCCTTCACTAAAGAGTATTATTGACCAAGAGGAAAGAATGGAGAAGAGGAAATGAATAAATTAGATGAAGTAGTATCAGAATGTCTGAAAGAGATGTTCAGACGTAAGGGTCTTGAATATCCGAGTCCAGAATTAACGAGCAAACCAAATTGGTATGAAGAGTATAGCTGGACCGAGAAAGAACAAGATGAGTGGTTCAATTGGATGGTACAACATATTAAGGATAGATTGAAGTGGCCTAAGAATAAAGCTGAAAGACTTGCAGGTGAGATATTACTTAATTGGGGATGGACGGTGAAAAGATGAAGTCAGATGAGCTTAAGAAGATTAGGAAGATGACTCCTGAGAAAAGGCAAGAGTTGTTAACACAACTAGAGAATGAATTGACCTGGCAAAAGGGAGCTAGGAAATCTCTGGTTAATCAAGGGAAGCCAATGAAGATGAGACCTCTCAGGAGAGATATCGCTAGGGTGAAGACTATAATGAGGGAAATGGGCGATTAAATGGTGGATGGTAGTCTATCGACAGAAGTAACTTGTCCTAGCTGTGGATATAAGTGGCTATGGTCTTATGGAGATGATGGCTCTTGTCCTAATTGTCAGTATGAGCCAAAAGATAATGTTTTCTTTCCAGACAATGTACATACGGATATGGCCCATAAAGAAATAATGGGAAGAGGGTACACTTGTCAAGACTGTGGTGCGAACTACAATTACAAATTTAACTTCTGTCCTGATTGCGGTCGTCAACATGGTAAGGGTAGAAAAGGATTTCCATATCCAACTATTAATCAGAAGAAGGAGAAAGGAAGATGACACGAGAGAGAAAATATAAAGCATGGGATAAACGGACTAATACAATGTATATTGTAGAAGGTCTTTATTTCGATATTGAAGGGAATTTACATTCTGTTGATGTTGTAACAGAGGACCCACGTGGAATGTACTTAGAATTGGAATGGGGTGTAGATGTAATTGAGTATATTGGTTTGAAGGATAAGAATGATGTGGAGATATACGAGGGCAACATAATTCCAATCAATTACGGTGAGGTAGGCGAATTCCATAATGCAAAGGTAGTGTTCTCGATGGGTGGCTTTGCTTTAAAGATAGGAAGTATGGTTGTAAATTATGTTGGACACTGGAGTCAATCCGAATTAGAAGTCATCGGCAATATCTTCGAAAACCCAGAACTACTGGAGGAATAATGACTAAATGTCCAAAACAAATCAAAAGTACCCGCGTCAGCCAAACACGTAAAGGAAACCCCGGCGATTACGCACATCCTAAAAGAGGACACACATGGGAAGGAAGTGGAAGTAATAGACACTGTAAACACTGCAAAACAAAACCTAAGACGTTGATGAAATTAGAATATCCGGGATATGAAGATACATTCAGACCTAGGTTGACAAGAGAACAAAGGCTAAAAAGGGAAAGAGAAAAAACAAAGACAATGCGAAGGTGATTGAATGGAGATAGAAGCTCAGACAAAAAAATTAATCTACCTAGCGCATCCACTTAGCTCCAGACATCACATGCGCAAATGGGAACTAGAGATGGAAGATAAGTATCAGGTGAATATTATCAATCCATTTTACGACCTCACGTTCGAAAATGTTAAGAAGTTAGATGAAGGAATGGAATTAAAAGAATGGATGGGTCAGAGTTCAGATGAATTAGTTCTAGACGATATTCATGTAATTAGTGGATGTGATGCACTCATAGCGCTCATTGATGGGAGTACAAGTTACGGAACCATTATGGAGATTGCATATGCACACGCGCTGGGAATAAAAGTATATGCAGTCGTGACGAACGGATATGAGAATCATCCATGGCTTATGTATCATTGCGATGAGATTTATATCGACTTAGAAGACCTAGAGGAGGTGTTCAATAATGGGACAATTTGAGAAAGACCACATGAAAGAGATACTGAGGAAGTTGCTCAGAAATAAACCAGCGACTTTACTTCATGAGACCGCAGGAATTCTCTACGAAATACAGCCAACAACAGAGAACTTTGCAAAACTGCAGGAAATTGCGGCTAACGATTGCGACAACATCATGGATATCTGGAAGGCAGTTGCAAGGCAGTTGTGTCCAGAGTGTAAAGAGACGGAACTACAAGATAGCCCAGACGGACCTTGGTGTAAGAAATGCTACCCTGATGCTCCAGCTAAGTTTCATGCTGAAGAGAGTGGGCCATACTAAGAGGTGTGATAATGCCATATGTAAAACAATCAGAGAGAGAACGACTTGATAAAGTAGTGGAGGAAATGGTCAAACAGGGAGTCAAACCTAACGGGGACATTAACTATATTTTGTTTAAGTTCTTCAAAGACAACAGCCCGAGGAGCTATAATGATATTAAGGGTTATATTGCAGAACTAACCGAGTGTGGCGAAGAAATTCGTAGGAGATTTCTTGTTCCTTATGAAGATAAGAAAATTGAGGATAATGGGGATGTGTGAGAGTGAAATGTGTCAATATTACAGATAGGCAGCACGCTCTAGGTACTCTTCAAAAGAAGTTACTGGAAGCTAAGCTTGGCAGGAAAGTTACATATGCTGAAGCTTACGAAATTGCGATGAAGCATAGCATTGATAAGTTGACAGGAATGAGGGTGATGTTATAATGTTACCAACTATAAAAGTAGTAGGAGACATGGAGTACTATGCAAAAGAAGACATAGACAATTGTTCAAAGGAAGAAATTCGTGAATTATTGAAAGACTGGGATAAATGCCGTCCTGTGTTGTCAAAGGAAAGTGTAGAGGTTGCGAGAAAATTTCATGAGATGAGAATGGAATCACAGCGAATGTTCGATTCCTTTAGGAGATAATATAATGGATGAGACAGAGTTATATATCAAGATGTGCGAGAAGGCAACTGAAATTCAGAAACAAGCAACTTTGGATAGTTATTATTGGGACAAATTCATTGAAGAGAGATTTTATGTAAGATATAGTGCCATCTCATTTATACTGCCTCCAGAAAATGAAAGAAGTGTGTGGCTTCCAAGACAAGACCAGTTGCAGGAGATGTTGAAGTATCCATTAGAACCTACAATGGAAATGAATATAATATCGAAGTATTTCAGAAACCAAGGGATTGCTTACTATGGCCAGTTCAATACTTATGAACAACTATGGTTGGCTTACATAATGGTGAGTGTACACAATAAGGTCTGGAACGGTGAGGATTGGGTAATTGAGGTTTTAAAATGAGGTTGAAAGTGAAAGAAGGAGAAGAAATGATATTCTGGCTCTTCTTGGTCGCCTTATGCTTGGAAGTAGCATGCACACCATATATGATGGTCATGTTCATGCCGGTTGGATTAGCTGGATTGGTAGCAATAGCAATATTGTCAGCAATGTTAAGAGGAACTATGGAATAGGATTGGTAGAAGCATGATTACAGTATTTATTCTCATTAACGACAGAGTAATTCACCGAATCTCCGCTAGAAACATCAATGGCGATAAGTTTGAGCAAAACAAGTACGAACTAATCGAATTCGAAGGAACAATATCCCATCACTATAACGATGGTGCAGTAAGGCTTGCAAAGAAGATGTTGACAATATTAGATAATCAACTAGAGAAGTGCCCTCTATGTGAGGTCCGGAATATCGACATGAGTGAAAGTGAACCAGGTTGTAGTATTTGCGGGTGGACGCAATGACAATTTACTTTACATCGGACCAACACTTTTGGCATGAGAATATTATGTTTTATTGTGCCAGACCTTTTAATGATGTCAATAAGATGAATAAATACATTATCAAGAGATACAATGAGATTGTTAATGATGACGATACTGTTTACCATCTAGGTGACTTCACAATGGCAGGACCTAACAGAAAGCACGGTATTGAATTATTTGTAAGGAAACTCAAAGGCACAAAAATTATTGTGTTAGGCAATCATGATAAGTTAAGGGCACTCGATTATGTAGACATTGGATTTCAATCTGCACATACATTTTTACATTTGGAACAACATGACCTATTTCTCACACACGACCCAGCGGTGGCTAGCATATTGCTTAATAAGAGATGGATTCACGGGCATGTTCATAATTTATGGAAGTTTAAGGATACATTAGTAAATGTTAGTGTGGACGTTTGGGACTTTAAGCCTGTGAGTTTGAATCAAATATTAGAGTATTACGAGTCGAGGGAATAACGTGGAAGAAGCAGAGATTAGGGAGAAGTACTGTTGGGGCGTTGAAGAAGGGTGGTTCCCTCTAATTATAGATTTGGTTAAAGATTTACTTGAATTAGGATGGGATGGACAATTATGTCAGGTAAAGGAGAAGTTTGGCGGATTAAGATTCTATATTGGATTTGGGTCAAAAGAAATATTCAATAGAATACATAAAGCAGAGGCTAAGTCATTTAAAATTTGTGAAGAGTGCGGGGAACCGGGCAAGTTAAGAAAAAATCCTTGGATTAAAACTCTATGTGACATTCATCAGGAAGAATATGAAAGGAAGATGGTTGAATCATTTAGGAGGACTAGAGATGAGCATGGAACATAATATAGAGCAATTTATTAAGGACTATCCACTTGCTCTATGTGACGGAATGATGACCCTAATAGAGCTTGGGTATGTGGTAGTAGAGGCAGAGAATGTTGATGAGAAAGGGTTTGGATGGACGTTCGCATTATCTGGGATAGATGGAATTATCTGGATTAAGTACTGTCCATGCTGTGGAAAGAAGATATTCAATGTCTTAACTCCAGAAGGAGAGTGCTACAACACAGACTTACCAGAGAACAGAGAAAAGGAAACTTGTGAATATCATGGAGAAACATTCGATATAGGAGGTGTTTGTCCAGGATGTGTAATTCTAGACGGAAGCCATATTACCGAAGAAGAAGTGGCAGCTGGCCTAGGTGCCTTATTCTGCGGTGACTGTGGTAAGCCAGGGCCGGAGTGTGAATGTAATGAGTGATGCATTAACCGATATCAATCGTGATAACAAAATGAACCAACTAACGTTCGATATAACCATACTTTGGTTAAATGATGAGGACTACAGCAAACAGTTAGAGGAACTCAGAGGAATGTCAAGAGGATACTTCAACTCTCGTGGTGAAGCATATGCAAAACACATAGAAAAGCTATTCGGTAGTTGTGAGGGTGATAAATTCGAACATATTGCACCTCATTTTGCAAACGAAAAGTGGGTAGGCAAATTGGACGAATTCCGTAAGTACGTGAAAGAATCAAGAGAAATTCACAAGAAAAAGCAATTCTTGAGGCGCTAAAGTAGCAACGTACTCTCCTATTTTGAAATACGCGCCGCATTAAAATAATAGAAGTCTATATTGGCGAATTAGATTTTAACACAACAAAATTCACTACTAAATGTCGAACAACGCGCAATTCGTAGGAGGAAAATAATGGAAAGATTGTTACAGGAATTAACAAAAAGCATCAATACGAGATTGTATAGCCTACAATTAACTAAAGCAAAGGTAAACGACCCACTATTGCATAAACTAATGGAAACAAGAATTGATGAACTTCAATGGGTACAGAAAGAACTACAAGACCTAATATCAATAATGGAGGGTACAATATAGCGAGGTAGGGTAGCCCGGTTATCCCGCGAGGCTCATATGAGAGGTCTTAGTGGAGGAGTTCTGGCCAAACCACCTCGCTAGGACTAATTGAGACACCTCGAGTTCGTTGGTTCAAATCCAGCCCTCGCTATCACGGTGAACGGATGAAGACAACAATTACAGAAGCAATTAAAGACCTAGCACTAGCGTTCCTAAAAGCAGGAAAGACGAAAGAAGACTTTATGAAAAAGATGGAGAAACTTTGGGACGAAGCAGAGTGGCTTTGGAGGGGATTTAATTTTCGATAGTGACTTATGCATAGCTATATTTGGAATTGCGTTAGTTCTCATGGCATTCTGGATATTGCACCTAGAGGAGAGAATTAAGGGGTTAATTGCATATGTTGAGTACTTGCATAAAGAGGACATAGAGAAGACGAGGAAGGTGAAGGAAGTTCAGAAGTTGCGAAGTGATTTAGGGATAGAGGAAGAGGCTTTGGCAGGTCAGGGAATGTTACATTCAACGGATGAGGAGATAGGGAAGGTGATGTAGTGGAAGATTGGGAACTAGCAATTAAACTAAGGAAGGAACTTGGAATAGACGAAGTTTGGAATGCCGGAGAATTCCTGTGTCTTGACGACAATGGAGTTCCTTACTTAGACGTGTGGTATAAAATTAGAAAAGGCGATGAGCTAATAGAAAAGACGTATAAGTACGTCGATAATGAGTGGAAGGAGGTTCAGCCATGAGGCGAGGCCACGATTGGGGCTTATGAAGGAGGTGATTGGTAATGGGAATATTAAGAAGACCGTACTGTGTGGAATGCTGTAAACATATTTGGTTTTTTCAACCGTTGATTGTGGTTCCAGATAATTTAGGATTGACAAAGGGCACACCATTCCATGAAAAATGTTATGAGAAATTACAAACCACGGCTGCCCCGTCCAGCGAACCGATATGGAAGGCTGGCGAAGGAGAGGAGGCGAAGTGTCCGAAGTGTATTTTTTGTGATTTTGAGTGTTGGGATATTGGCGAAATGAAACACCATATCGAAACCAAACATCCCGAAAAAATCATTGAGGGCGGTGACTAAATGAGCAGCCTCCAATTTGACAGGACGGAATTACCAACTCGCGGTACAATAGATGACGATGGGGTTATACTAGCGCCAGTCACTCCGGAAGAGATAATGGAAGAAATTCTACGGCCTGAAACACAAGAGGAGGAAGAAGGCAGACTTCTAATTTACACCATCATCTTTGGACTTATTTGTATGTCTGCAACTTTAATCATTCTCATCATACACGGTCTAACGTCCTAGGAGGAACTCTGGAGAATTGGCTCCTCACCAATTGGCAGGAGCACTCCCGGGATTTCGTCACTCGTTTACAATGATAATTTCCTTTGGTCTTCCTCCTCCTGCTTTCTTTTCTTTCCTAATTTCAATAACCTTTTGTCTGCACAAATTTTGTATAATCTCTGAACTCTTTTGCCACGACCATCCGAGATTTGCAAATCTCCTTTTAACATCCGTAACCGAACAATGAGTCATCTCTCTCAGGACAACCATCGCTTGACTGAACTCCGTCCCTCTCTTAATCTCCATCCTCCACTCATTTGCTTGCTTTACATATCCTCTCAATCTCCTGTCAGTCTTAACTATAATAACATCATTAAAATCTTGTGTAGCTATATTGTACCCTAAGCATATCCTTTCATATAGTTCTTCCTCATAATGTGGAACGCTAATCTCATCTAACATCGAATAAACACTCTTATCATAAATAATCTTGCGAACACCTTTCAATTTTGTCATTATCTCCTTAACGTCATCCCTAATATATGATAATCTCCCCATTGGTGCATTAACATTCTTCCCGGCACGGCGCGCCAGTCGAATCATATCCTCTTCCTTTTGTGATGGAATAAAACAGACGAACATAAGTCTTCTCCCTAACCCGCCTGATAAGTCAAACCTACTCGGCTGCGAACCAGTCCACAGTGTCAACTGCGTTACATACTTCAACTTCCCTAGAGCAAGACGTTTGATGAGATATCCACTATCAAGTGACGTTAACATTGCAGTATCAAGATTTATACTGTGCTCCATCTTCATTGAGTTCGTCAAACTTGCAAATTCATCGATTCCTAATATGCTTTCCTGGTGCTCGTACGCTGCGCCATACACAGGGATTGGCTGACCTTCAACTGCCTTGAAAGTACCAACATATCCGGCCTCTGTCATCGCTCCTTCCATTCCAACTTGAAGTGCAGTTGCTCCAAACACCGAGAACGGTCCATCTAACATCTTTGATAAAAGTAACGACTTCATAAATCCTGGAGGTGCAACAAAGAACACATGCAAACGCAAATTTACCACTCGCCCCCCGTCAATTGCAAACTCCCTCTTTTGATTCTCCAAATTAGCAATATGATTACATGCACTAATCACATAATATGGAACGAATTTGTCCGAGAGTGCAATCTTACACTCTTCGAAGTATTTTAATACATTATCCAATAACGTCATTTAGATTCCTTATTAAACAAACTATAAATTTTCTCCGCCATCTTGTCTCCTACACCATCGACGGCAGTTAACTTTGGCAACTCTGTATTTGCAATAGTTTTCAACGACCCAAAGCGCCCAAGCAACTTATCTGCAATCTTAGACGAGACGCCGGGTACCGACATCAATACTCTCTTGGGTGAAAACATCAAATACTTTGGCCGGCTGTCTATTCCCATCCCGTACTTCCCTTCGCTAACCTTCTCACAAATTCGGTACGCTACATCTACCAAAGTTGAGTCATTCGGAAACCACATTACTTGAATTTCCCCTCTAACGCTAACAGAGGCAATCGTCCCATAAATCACGTTAATGTTTACCTTCAACTTCATCTCGTGCATCTTGGCCAAATAACTATTCAAGTCGCCGCTAATCATTAGGTAACATATCTTGTAATTCCTCTTTAACTTTGCACATTGATTAAATAATCTCTGTGACTGAATAGATTGCACCAAATCCGGAATCGCTTTCCTCTCAATTCCAACAATCGACTCTACCGGCTTTGACAATTTCCTTAGAACGAAGTCGCCTGCGGCTAGAGCAGTTACCCTATGCTTAATATTCTTCTTCTTTACGATGGCTTTGATTATATCTTTCTTTTCTCTTGAGTCGACCAAGAATTCGTACCCTTTTTCCATATTATCATCACTCCACGCGAATAGTTAATATAATTAAATTGCCGATACCCATATCGTCTCAGGATAAACGTAAATAGGTCATTCAACATATCTATCTCCTCGCGCGTATATCCACGAGTTGGTCTAGCCTTCGATGGCTCCACGACCAACTGATGTATTACACTAGGCTTATACGCAAAAATATTTACAAATCGACAAACTATCAAAGGCAATGAACTACCCATTTTTAACGACCACAAATGACCGTATGCCTCAGCGTCGATAAAACACCTTTCAAGAATCACATCTTCCTTAGTCCGATGCAATTTCATGAACACCCAAAGCTTTTCTAAACCCATTAACACTTCATGCATGATTCGCGAAGTTCGGTTCTCCTTCACTTTCCACAACCTAGTTCGAGGTATAGCATGCACTATGGGCTTATCAAACCTAATGCAGTACGCCGTTTTGCCAGCACCATCTGGCCCTATGACAGCGATAGTCAAAAGTATTCCTCCAGAGCATATATACATCGTTCGCATACTATATAAAGGTTGCGGATTGTAGTGTCCCGAAATCTGCCAATCCAATACATTTATATATTTTGATAGCATTCCTATATTGGTAGTAAATTATGGACGACAACGAACCATTAGTCTTTGACTCTGCGTTGATGTCAAGTGGCCAATTAACAGTGAAAAAACAGGTACGCGAACTAATTGGAATGGAAACAGGTGATATTGTCTTTTTGGAAATCAAGAGGGTAGTGTCAAAAACCGGAGAAGATAAATTTCCATTCACAGAAGTCCATAAGGAGGACGAATATGAGTGAAATCGAAAAACTTTTGGAAACAGCTGAAGGCTCTCGAGAAGAGATACTTGAACAGCTAGATGCACTTGCTACGGCTTGTGAAGAGAAACTAGGAATACCGAAGACCGATGTGTTTAACAAGTTCCAAGCAGAACACAGCAGACTTTCGAAGGCACTGTCAACTCAGGACGCAGACACTATTGCACGCAGAACGTTTGTAGCTATAAAGGGATTTTTCGGACAGGAGCTACGTTCACCTGCTTTGATATTCAATGGTCTAACTCTTGGTGTATCTGAACCATTCGATATGGTGAGGACAGCTAGGAGAGAGGCTACTGAAGCATGGCAGGAGAATTCAGAACAGGCAATTGCTGAAGGACTTTGTAACACAGAAGGATTTCCACTGGACACGAAGGCGGAATTTTCGAACGGTCGGCCGAACCCGAACTTTGGTAAGCCATTACCAGACCACTCCTGGATAAGAAATGTAATTGGCATTTTGGAACACGAAGGGGAGATGAAACTATTCCGCATGCCGCTCGGTGATAGGCATATCGATGTGAATGTTTTAGGAATGAGGCCATACACGTTCCGCGCAAACCCAGCGAAGACGCAAAAGGACCCAAGTGTACTGTCGCTCAACCCATACTCTCGTATTGAGTTCACAGAAATAGGTGAAGATGTAAGTGAACTCTTGAAGGATAATACCTCACTGTACGAGAGTCATAGAATGGAGTTGGCTGACATTCAAAGCTATCACGGTCGAGTAGCAGGAGACGTTCAGAGATTCTGCATCATCGAGGCAGACTTGATGTACATTGACCCACAGCCAAATCCAAACACAGGAAACCGTATGGTTGTGTTGTCTGATGAGTCGCTTGCCCTAGACCACCCAGGCATTACAGGATGGATTCCGCAATCAGTCCCAGTAGACTTCGGTTCAGGTTCTCGTGTTATAGTATGTGCCCAAACACAGGAAACATCGTTTGGTGCCGATGAAGGTATAAACTACATACTTAACATCACAGGTGTCTACGCTATACCAGAGCTCAAGGTTCCGGCAGATGAAGTGCCACAATCTGCAGTTCGTCAGGTGAGATAGAATGAAATCGCCAGGCAGTAGTTGGGGTGCAATGTCAGGGAAGGAAGACGAGGCTCCACCTCAGAAGTTCACAGATGAAGATGTAAAGGGATGGCTTGACGGTGGTAGTGTTAATCGTGAATCCGGCTCCACAATCTGCATGGCTTTATACGGAGATGACGGTGTAGGTAAGTCGGGTGTTGTATTGGATTGTCGTAACGAGGAAGCAACTGAAAAAGGTAAAAGAGTGATTGCTATTGACCTCGACGGTTCATGTGGACCGCTCAAAGAAAAGTTTTGGAAAAATGACGACAATATTATAGTACTCGACCCAACTATGTTGTTACCTGACGGAAACATTGACTATGTGACTACGTACAACAAGGTATTGGCGATTGTACGTTATATCACGCAGGAACAAGATACACTGAATTTGCAAGCTGTCATAGTTGACGGTTTGGATACACTATTGAAGACTTGTGAATACGTGATGAGGTACGAGGACCTAAAGGTTGACCCTGATGTACAGATAAAAGACCAATGGCAGTGGTCACGTAGAAATAGGCGCTATTATACTGTCGTTCAGCTAATTAAACGACTTAAGTGCGATAGCTTCTTTACCACACATTTGAAGGAAGTTAAGGACTATCGTTCAGGAAAATTAGCTACAAAAGGCAAAGTCCCTGGCTGGCACGAAAACACTCCTGGAATGATGTTTCAGAAGGTTTTCTTAGAGCGTACCTCCAGTGAGGGAATTACTACCTTTACGGCCACCATCGAAAAGGCAAAAGGCGCCTTAGAGCTCGAAGGCAAAGTATACCCTGTAGCAGAAGTGTCTGAAGGGAAAACGACCTGGAATGGATTGAAAGAGTTGTTCAAGGATATTCGAGGGAGCTAATGCAGTACTATACCATACCTCCTTTTGCGCATCTAGATTTCGATTTAGAAGCACACCACTACCTGACTGTTGCACAATGGGTGGAACAAAAGGAGGATTTGTTTACTTTTTATAAGAAAAGGATTGGGGAAGGGGCTAAGGTAATTTTAGATAATGGAGTTCATGAGTTTCGCGAGCCATACCCTGTTGAGAAGTATTTAGATATGGCGAAGGAGCTAGGGGTGGAGACAATAGTAGCTCCTGACAAATGGGGAGAAGCTGACTGGACTGTTAATTTAGTTTTAGATTTCATGGATGTGTTGTCGAAAGAAGATAAAAGTAGATTTAAGATTATGGGCGTTCCACACGGAGAGACGTTAATTGATTTTGTGGACTGTTATTATAAGTTGCAGTTGTATTGCGATATTATTGGTTTAGCGAAGGATGAGTGGAGGGACGAGTCAGGGTACATTAGACCGTTTATGACTTGGAAGTTAGATTGGGCAATTAATAAGCCTAAGTTCCATTTGCTGGGATTAAACCATACAAAGGAGTTGTGGCTGTGCAATCCCGAGACGACCGTTAGTTTCGATACCTCAATGCCTTACAAGGCGGCGATGATGCATGTATTGTTGATGGGAGAAAATAATGAAGAAGATATCACTGTTCAAGGTAAATATCAAGTTGATAGGGTAATGTCAGAAACTGAATTGAAATATGCTGGTGCCAATTTAGAGATATTAAGATTAGGTTCACAAAAGACGAAGTTACAGTATTGGAGGTGAATGAATGGAGAACAAAATACTAGGAGAAAGCAACATCGATGGTCTTTATATATTGAAGCAAATTGAGTTCGGTGATGAAAATGACCGACATGAGATAGAGAGCGCTTTTACATTGGATGGTCACTACATCGGTAACCAGCAGACTGCGGAAAGACTAACTCGAAAGATGGGCATAAAACCCGAACCTTTTCCAGAAGAGTTTCAACATAATGGAAGTGAAAGGGGTACATGCTGTATAGGCTATTGCGAAAAGGAACAAAAATGGTACGGATGGTCTCATAGAGCAATGTACGGATTTGGAATTGGTGACGTTGTCAAAGAAGGTGATGCAACTGCAAGTTCGGGCTGGACTGAGGAATGTCTTAAGGAACATCCCGAATGGGACTTGTCATTACCTGTTGGTTTTGAAGCCAAGACTATAGATGATGCAAAACGCATGGCAATAGCTTTTGCGGAAAGTGTTAGTTAAGTGAGTGAATGCCTTTCTTACTTACATCAGCCGACTATACTGTACGGCAGGGAAGTCCTGTAGTCCTATTACAGGCACGAGATTCGCAAGGGAAAAGGGAGCAGTTTGAACTGGGTGGATTTACTCCATACTTCTATGCACCTGCTGCAGAAGTTGCGGAAAAGATAGAAATAATGGAATCAATCGACCATGTTCAGGTTGCACGTGTAAACTGTGTGTTACCGAGTGAGGTAGCAAAGCGCCGGGAAAACTATACTAGACACTACGAAGCCGATATTTTGTTTCCATGGCGATTCCTCATTGACCGCGATATTAGGTCTGGATTTGATGTTAGAGATGGGGTCCTAGTTCCTGCGGACGATATCCATATTAGATTAACGCGCATGTATCTGGATATTGAGGTTGAGGTAACTGGCAATCCCATCGACCCTATTGGTTGTCCAGATATGATACTGACGATTTGCTATTCAATGAATGGAGAGGAACCAATCACACTGTCTGCAGAAAATGAGGTAGATGAAATTGATATGTTGAAGCAGTTTATCAGGATTGTGCAAGATGAAGACCCGGATATCATTACAGGGTGGAATATCTTTTACGATTTAGCTACAATCATTGGAAGGTGTAGGAAGTCAAGAATTAATCCTAATGGCTTAAGCCCGTTCGGGTATGTCGATATTAGGTATCCACATATTAAGATACATGGACGGAATGCGTTGGACTTGCTCGCCGCGTTCAAACAGTATTATCAGAATAAGGTGTTTCCCAGCTACAAACTTGACGATATCGCTGCTAGGAAGGAATATAAGTTGGGGTGGACTAACGATGAACCATTCGATTATGCCAATCATATGAACAGGGAGCACATGGATTTAATTGTTCCATATAACAGGGACGACGTACAGAAGTTGATTGACATTGATAGGCATCTAGAATTAATTGACCACTTCGATGGTTTGAGGAAAACTGCAGGATGTTCGTTGGATGACTCACTGACCATAAGTCGTTATGCTGGAGTAATGTTTCTAAGGGAATACCATGGGAAGTACGCAGTACCATCCAGTAGGAGATACACCAAAAGACAAAAGTTTGAGGGAGCTCATGTAGTTCAGCCGCAAAGGGGTATATTCAATATGGTTGCTGCATTGGACTTTGCGAGAATGTATCCGAGTATAATTATATCGCACAACATGTCACCCGAGACGTTGGTAAGAGACCCAAGCATATATAGTAGTTCTGAACTCTATGAGATTGACGGAATTTACTTCTTACGAGAGCCTGTAGGGGTTGCTGTCGCTATGCTGGAGAGACTAAATGATGCAAGAAATGAAGTAAAGGCAAAGATGAAAAGTCTATCGACTGATGACCCAAGACATAAGGTATTTGACGAACAGCAATATTCATTTAAACAGATGACAGCCGCAGTTTACGGGTATTTCTCTTTTCCAGGAAGCCGGGTATACTGTCCGGAGATATCTAAGAGTACGACGTTCATAGGAAGGAAGTTGGTTTATGAGTGTTTGGAATATATAGAGAGTGTAGGGTTAAATCCGCTATATGGAGATACGGATTCTGTGCTTACGAGTATTCCAACTGATGATTTAGAAGTGGCTGTCCAACAAGCATCTGAGCTAGAGGTCAAGATTAATAATTTGTATGGGGAGATTGCCCGGAAAGAGGGGTGGAAGTTGCCAGCCACTATGGAGTGCGAACAAATTTACAATCCGCTCCTGTTCAGTGGTGTTAAGAAGAGGTATGCCGGACGCTGTGTCTGGTATAAAGGAAAACCTGACGATGAAGTGATTATTAAAGGATTCGAGGCCAAGAGGTCGGATTCCTCAAGCGAAACTCAGTTTATTCAGACAAAGGTGCTGGAGATTATTTTGAATGGCGGAACTGAGTCTGAAGTAAGGAAAGTGATACTGGAATCTTTATCGGAGTTTAAGAAAAAAGGACTCACAGAAGTTGGAATCCCTAAACCAATGAGGAAGGATATATTTGAGTATGCGGGTAATGCGTTGTCTGAAAGAATGGATATCGTATTTGCAAATCAGCATATGGGAAAGGATTTTAAGGCTGGAAGTCGACCATACAGATTTTATGTTAAGCATCCACCTGAAGGATTGCCGACAAGTATCTTTATTAATGGAAAGTATAAGAAGGTCGATAGAATAGCGCTTGATGAGAATGACGATTTGAGAGAGTATGATAGTATCATCGATTGGAATTTGCAAGGTGTGAAGATTATTGAGAATAAGGTTCAGCCAATATTGAAGGCATTCGGATTGTCGATAAGTGAGGTATTGTCTGGACAGAAGCAATTAGCGTTAGGAGACTTTAAATGAATGAGGCAATACTTACTTGGGAAGAATACGAAAAGGACATATACACATTAATTGCTAAGATTGAAAAAAAAGCGATAGCTATCGATGCAATAATTGGTATTGGTAGAAATGGCCTTGTACCTGCAATATACATTAGTAATCATCTCAATTTGCCTATGGGTGTTGTCATGGCAGGCAGGTACGATGGGAAGAAGGGTGGAGAAATTAGGGTTAGTAATGCACTTTCAATAATACAGTCCAAACCAATTCAACGAGTAATAGCTGTAGATGAAATTGCTGACCAAGGACTAACACTTCAAGCTATAAACGGAATGTTGAAAAATATGTTCTCTCATGTAGATTTTGCTGTCGTCTATTATAAAGCATGTTCCTCATTTATTCCGAACTATTACGCGAAGCAAATTGATAATGATATATGGGTGAGATTTCCATTTGAAGGTGATGACAATGATTGATATGCTTGTCGATATATTCGAGCGAAACAGCAAGCTAACAAAGTTCCTTCGAGATAATGCCCCTAGAGACGACATGCCAGAGAAAATGCTCAAGGACCATTATGAGTCTGTAACAGGGTGTAGTTTTGATGAGGAAGTTTTTGAGCCGTGGATTGAACTGCATTTAAAGATTGAGAACGGAATTAAAGAACTTAACATGATGAGAAATGCTCTTGCACTTTATGCTGAGGTTGCTGAATATGTTGACGAAATGCCTTTCAAATGGTGGGGAAGAGGCGCTTGGGAAATGCAATGCGGAAAAGCAGCTGAAGAGCTAGTTGACATACTTCACTTCCTTATGATTGCGTTTGAGGATTTAGATTACAGTCCTAAGGAAATACATAAGATGTATGTTGAGAAGAATAAAGTTAATTGGGAAAGATTTAAAAAGAAGTTAGGGTGGAAGGAGCCGCAGAGGTGATTTAATGAGTGACGGAATAACAAGAGCAAAACGTGCAATGGTGTGGCCGAAATGTCCCGAGTGTGGGGAAAGCGGATGGATAAATATGGGGTTGGAAGAGTTTAAGGGTAATATCCTTACGGGAGAGGAGAAACAGTACCGCCTCAAAACCTACTACGAGGAAAAGAAAGAAGGCTACATAGATAAAGCAATAACTCCCTTTCTCGAGATGATTAACGAGTTTCCATTTATAATGACTACTCAGTCATGCTGCGGGCACGGCGAAGATATAGAATGCCCAGAACATGGAAGAAGAGCACATATTGACTTTAGATGTATGTTGAGTGTGGAGGATACCATTGATAAGATATTAAGACCATTTACAGAAAAGCACTATCATAGCGTAAGTTGTCAACTAATGATGGAATGTGACAGGTTACGGTACTGTTTATGGATAGATAATGATAGATGGAAGCAGCAATTAGCCGACTTGCTTGATATATTGAGGGATGTAGATGGTGCTGGTGACGTGTAACGCTGATTGTGATAGTAAGCAAAAGGGATTCTGTAGAAGTGCACAGATAGATATTGACTCAAGTGGTCAATGTGCCAGCCAACACGTTGATAAGTCAAGTCAAGCAACTTTGAAGGTGTAAGGATGAATTACATAACTATGAATAAGACCATCAAAGAATGTGAGAAGTGCGAGCTATCCTTCACTCGAAATAAAGCTACTACCTCTAGAGGGACTGCACTATATGGAGAGACTGTGTTATTTGTCGGCGAAGCACCAGGCCGAGAGGAAAATAAACAAGGAGAACCTTTCGTTGGAAGGAGTGGGAAGCTTTTAGACAAATGGATTGAAAGGCTTGGACTCGAATACTTTATCATTACAAATGTCGTCAAGTGTTGGCCTCCAGGAAACAGAAGACCATTTCAAGGTGAAATTGACAGCTGTGAGGAATACCTTAAGTGTGAGATTAAGTTTATTCAACCTGTTTGTATTGTGGCACTTGGTCGGACTGCGCAGACTTTATTGGGTGCAAGATATATGGACATTCCTGTATTGTTTATGTACCATCCTTCGTACTACATTCGTATGGGAAGTAAGGAGGAACAGTGGGGTCCTGCAGTGGATAGGTTGAATAAAAAGATTAAAAAGGCATTACATGATTTCCGAACTGCTAATACACTGGTTTAAATTCACAGATGTATGGTATGCACATCCAGGGAAGTTGAGACATGCTATACTATGGGGTGGACGATGGCACGTTGGATTTTACAATTATGAGATTGATTTGATTTGCGTTAAGAGGTGTAAAACAAACGAAGAAGGAGAATTGTACCTATCTCCAGGTAGTAGAACGATATTAGGTGCAACGATTAAAGCTATATTGAAATTGAGGAGAATTAGAAATGGAACTTAGCGACAACGCAATGACCCTACTACAGGACCGCTACCTCATGAAAGACGAACGTGGGGAAGTAATCGAAACTCCCGAAGATATGTTTAAACGTGTTGCTAAGAATATCGCACAAGCGGACAAGTTGTATAATGCTACCAAGAAGCAGATTAACCAGACGGTCAAAGAATTTTACAACGTGATGGAAGAATTGAAGTTCCTGCCTAACAGTCCAACGTTATTTAATGCAGGGAGAAAGTTTCAACAATTGTCTGCTTGTTTTGTGTTACCAGTTCCTGACTCAATGGAAGGGATTTTCAGAGCCATTTACAATATGGCAATGATTCAACGGTCTGGTGGGGGAACTGGGTTCTCATTTAGTAACCTTCGGCCCAAGAGTGATGTGGTCACTTCCTCTATGGGACAGTCTTCAGGACCAGTTGCCTTTCTGCAAGCCTTCGATGCGGCAACTGATACTATCAAACAAGGAGGAATGCGTCGCGGGGCCAACATGGGAATAATGAAGGTTAGTCATCCGGATATTGAAGAGTTTATTGAGATTAAGTCGGTTGAGGGAACAATTCCAAATTTCAATCTCTCAATTGGCATTACCGATGAGTTTATGCAAAAGGTAAGGAGTGGGGAAAAGTTTGCATTAAGAAATCCTAGGAATGGGCAAGTTGCAAACTACATAGATGCAAAACAGCTGCTCGATAAGATTGCGTTAAGTGCCTGGAAGACCGGAGAGCCAGGTGTTGTGTTTCTCGATAAAATTAATGATGACAATCCATTGCCAGAATTAGGGGAAATAGAAGCAACAAACCCGTGCGGAGAACAACCACTCCTGTCTTATGAATCATGCTGCTTAGGTTCAATTAACTTGTCAAAATTTTTTAAAGATGGAGAAGTGGACTTTGATGAGCTGGCCCGGGTAGTCCATATTGCGGTGCATTTTCTAGATAACATAATCGATATGAATAAGTACCCAATTCCCGAGATAGAGGATGCTACAATTGCAAACCGCAAGATAGGTTTAGGTGTAATGGGCTTTGCAGATTTGCTGGTTAAGTTAGATATTCCATATAATAGTACAGGTGCCATTCATTTGGCCATCAAGATTATGGACTTCATCAACTCTGAGGCCCAAGATGCAAGTTGTTTGTTAGCCCAGGAACGGGGGCCATTCCCAACTGTAGAGAAGAGTATATATTCAGATTGGGATGAACCTCCAAGGAATGCTACTAGAACTACAATTGCACCTACAGGGAGTTTAAGTAGAATTGCTGGATGTTCAAGTGGGATAGAGCCTTACTTTGCTTTAGCTTACAAGAGCTATATTTTGGATAAGGAGTTAAGTGAACTAAACCCGTTACTTGAAGATAAGATGAAGAAGATGGGCATTAAACTTGACACTGCGGAATTAATCGCCAATCGCGGGAACATTCAAGAGATGGATGTTCCGGACGATATTAAGAAGGTATTTAGGACTGCGCACGATATCCCTCCAAAAGACCATGTGATGATTCAAGCAGCCTTCCAAGAGAATGTAGATAATGCTGTCAGTAAGACGATAAATTTACCGAATCAGGCAACAGTAGAAGAGGTTCTTGATGCTTATATGTTGGCGTGGGAGCAAGGATGCAAGGGCATTACCGTTTATAGGGATGGCTCCCGGCAAGTGCAAGTGTTATCTTCCTCGGCTCCAAAAGACAGGCCTGAAGATTTAAAAGGTATTACAAAGAAGATGCAGACAGGTTGCGGAAGCCTTTATGTGACGATTAATGCGTATGACGGAAAGGTTTTCGAGATATTTGCCAATATTGGAAAGAGTGGGGGATGTGCAATTGCCAATACTGAAGCTTTATGTAGGGTTGTGTCAATTGGATTGAGAACAGGGATTTCCATTGATTCGATTGTTAAGCAGTTAAGAGGTATCCGCTGTCCTTCACCGAGCATACAGAAGAGACCTATATTGTCGTGTCCAGATGCAATTGGCCAGGCTTTGCAGGAATTTACGAAGTTTAAAGTTCAAGAGAAAGTGGGAGGGAATTGTCCATCATGTGGGGGACAAATTATATTTGAGGAAGGATGTACAAAGTGTTTAAGTTGTAGTTATACGAGGTGTGGTTAATGGATTGGGATACATTCTTTATGACATTAGTGTATTTGACGGGAATGAGAAGTAAGGACGCTCGTACACATACTGGAGCAGTAATAGTAGCAAAAGATAAAACAATAATTTCATTGGGTTATAACGGATTGCCTAGGGGAGTTGAATATAAATATGCCAGGCAAGAAAGGCCAGAAAAGTATTACTGGTTCGAACATGCCGAAAGAAATGCTATTTATAATGCGATAAGAACAAGCGCTGTTATTTCAGATTCTATTATGTACACAAATGGTACACCCTGCTGCGATTGTGCAAGAGCAATTATTCAGTCCGGAATTAAAACCGTAGTAGTAGATAAAAGTTGGGATGATAATAATCAAGGAAAGTGGTTAGAACATTCTAAGAAAAGTAAAGTGATGTTTGCAGAGGCAGGTGTTAATGTCATAAGTTGGGAAGGAGATATAGTACATCAGATAGAAAAATTTAGGTACAAGAAGGTGGTAAAGTGACAGAAACAAAGTGCATGGTAGTAAATGAAATAATGGACATGCCAAACACAGTTGGCGTGTCAATCGACGAAGCGAGTAATGAAGTAATGTTACGTGCAGTACCGTTACGTTTGTTAATGAGATTTTGGTTCTGTGGTGTGGATTTCGCCCGAAGGTGCAATAAAACGGATTGCATAAACCACGTCGATAGTGGAGAAGATTAGATGACTATCTTCGTTATTGCAGGTAACTGGGGAGAGTTCCAGGATTTCAAAAGAGAAAGAGGGCTGGAAAGAGGTGTATTCTATGTTAGGAATGCATATTCATTACAAGGAAGAATTATTCGCGACAATGATGAAGTTGCAATTTACGGAACTGCTTTAATGAGAAAGGACATTGAGATACTGATGAGAGAAATAAAGGCATGTAAGAAGCGTGCCTGACATTCCGCTACATTTATATACTTACATCGTTATATAGATGATGGGAAGGGACATTGATGTCTATGATTAAGAATGTGGACGAAAAGACAAAGAAAGAGCTTATAGACCGCGTGGTCAGGAAACGGGGCTCTATCACAAAACCAATAATTGATGAATTTATTGCATCTAACCAAGTTGTAGTACAAGTACCACTTGAAAGCTCAGGAAGCACATCGTTCAATAGCTTATATTTAGGACTAAAGTCATATATTAAAAATCACAAACTTCCAGTCCAAGTATTTATGAACCAGAAAAAGATATATTTAAGGAGGACAAACTTTGAGGAAGTTTGAACCATTTGATTTCGAGAACGTCTGGCTTTCAAAGTCAGGGATATTGTCTTACAAGCAATGCCCGCGAAGATTCGAGTATATGGTTGTGAAGAATATTCAAGGGTCCACTTTCGAGATGAATATTGGTTCGCAATTCCACGATGATGCATTTGAGTTGTATGACAAGATTGATAAGGGCGCTATTCTTCGGGGGGAGGTATCTATTTCTGAAGAGTACGCGAAACACCTACCGGACAACGACCCATGTAAAAACTTCATTCAGCTTGAGCAAAAGCGTTTTGACAATATGAAGAGGAGAGGAGATAATCTCGAAGAATTCTTTCCATTGTACCGAGAGCTATACCTCAAGGATGATGAAATTAAATTCTATGGTACAGTTGACCGGGTAGATAAGGTGGGAGATGATTACGCTGTACTAGACTATAAAGTAAGTAAGTATCCTAAGCATCAAAGTTCATTTTCCAAACACCGACTAGAGTTGGCAGGATATGCTCACCTGGTAAATGCAAGTGGATTAGTTCCCGGGAAGGTGAAGTTTATAGGCATCATATTTGTAGGTGAAGTTCCCGGGGTATTCTATGAAAAGCTGAAGGATATTAGTAAGAAAGCATTTTATAGGAATCTGAATAAGGTTAGAGAAGCAGTTCAATCCCATATGTTTGAGAAGAAACCAGGATACGTTTGTCAATGGTGCCCTTATGATGAAATTTGTTTAACTGAGGAAGCAACGGATGTGGAATAATGGAAGACGATAAGATTGTTAGACCAGAACATTATGTTCGGTTTGAACATGAGCCAATCGATGTGATTATTGATTGGGATTTAGATTTCTTACTTGGCAATGCTGTCAAGTATATTGCGCGCTATAAACATAAAGGGACTCCATTAGAGGACTTAAAGAAAGCGCTATATTACCTTGGTAGGAAGGTTAAGGAGATGGAGGAGAAAAATAATGAACAGCAACATTCACCTTGAGGTAACTCTTGCAGCCGCTCACATAGTACATACTGATAAGAAGTCGCCGTGTTACAGATTGCATGGACACAATTGGAGGTTGGAGATATTTATAACTGGTCAAGTTAAAGAAGACGGGATGATAATTGATTTTAAGGATGTAAAGGAATTTCTGAAGGAATACGACCACAAATTCTGGTTTCCAGACCATGAATCTGTTAAAGACGAGAAGTTAGGCGACCTGATTAACCTTCCGTTTGAAAATAAAGACTTCGTTTATATTCCAGTACCAGTTATTACTTGCGAACATATGGCACAATATTTTGCAGAACAAATTTATAAACTTCAAGAGTGCTTGATAAGGAACATTACTGTTGTGGAAGTAAAACTGTATGAAAGTGAAACATCTTATGCAATTGGGATTTTTTATGAGCACGTAGAACCTCAGGGTGATTAAGTGAAGATTAGCGAAATATTCTTTAGTATTCAAGGCGAATCATCGCTGTCAGGAATACCGACTTTGTTTATCAGGGTCTATGGTTGTAATTTACGCTGTAGCTACTGTGACTCATTGTACGCTGTAGAGCCTACAGTACAGACAGTACCAGAAGAGGAAGAAGCTCAAATAGAAAAGGGTTATACAGAGATGACAGCCGAGGAAGTAGTTATAAGTGTCACCCAGGAACTTGCGCGTAGACAGAAACGCAATGTATTTGTTTGCATCACTGGCGGAGAGCCCTTAATATATGGAAATGAGATTGTGGAATTATGTAATAGACTCACAGATATATTTGACGATAATGTTATCATTTCCATTGAAACAAATGGAAGCTTCGAAATTCCAATTCACAAGAACAACATCTACTGGATTGTCGACGTGAAATGTCCTTCATCAAACGAGCAACTGGACTCAGCGAATATAGTATCAGTACTAAAGTCAATGCAACCACACAAGGATGAAGTGAAATTTGTAATTGGCGGCGACATCGATTACGAATGGGCGAAAGGAATATTATCCAGCATGGTTCCGGAAAAGCTCATCGAAAACAGGAATGTGATATTTTCTCCTGTAATATTAGATGACAACAAGCAATGGCCCATGATTTTGGCGAATAAAATTCTAGATGACGAACTACCTGTTCGCTTTCAGATTCAATTACATAAGGTCTTATGGCCTGACAAAAAGAGAGGGATTTAATGACTGAGGAAAGATTTACACAAGCACAAAAGTTAGTGTCAATAATTAAGACAAAGCCAAAAATGACTGCTTCGTCAACGACACTAGCTAAGGAAATGGGATGTAGTACAGACCATTTAAGAAAATTAGTTCAACGTGCAAGAGCCGCTGGATATTCTATTACCACAATTCAACCTGTAAAAAACAGACCAGCAAGATATCAGCTCGGCAAGATGACACAGACAGCTGAAACTGTTGAGGACGCTGTAAGGAGTGCAATTGGAAAATTAGATACGAGCTCCTTCCGGACTCCTAAGTACTTGGAAAATATTGGTAAGAGTGTTATTCAAGAGGAAGCAATGGTAGTAGTTATTGGCGACACACACGTAGGACGAAGAACTATATCATATTCGTATGATGTGTTTTTGCAAAGACTAAACGTAATGGAGCATTCCATTATGAAGATTGTCAATCTACATCGGCACTACTGTCCGATTAAGAAGTTGGTAATTATATTGGTCGGTGATATTGTTGATGGAGAGGAAATCTACAGAGGACACGGGTACGAGGTAGAGTACGGAGTCCTGCAACAGTCACTTAATGCAAGTAAAGAGATTGCGGCAATGGTTCAACGTTTATCTGCCAAGTTCCTGGAAGTTGAAGTTCTTTGTGCTCCTGGCAATCATGGTCGAGGACAATGGAAAGGCGACCCAAAGACTAACTGGGATTTGGTTGCATATACACTGATGGATGTGTTGTTACAAGGCAATGAGCGTGTTAGTTTTCATTACCCGAATAAGACGAAAGGAATTATTCTGCATGAAATAATGGGACATCCGTTCTTGGTTACACATGGAAATCAAGTAAAAATGTGGAATCAGTTTCCGTGGTATGGCCTAACCAATAAAGCAATGAGGTGGCTACAAAGTATCGGAGAGTTCGAATATATGGTTGTTGGTCATTTTCACGTTGCGGCGTTGGGAGTAAACTGGAATGCAATACAGATAATTGCGAATGGAACATTCATGACGGACGATGACTGGTCAATTGAGACGATTGGTCTTACAGGGTCGACCGTGCAAATAGTGTTTGGAGTCAATCGCAAGTACGGGATTACTTGGAGATATGAGATTGACTTGCTGAAGGAGGCAGACTTAGATGGAGGACGTACAGAACCAAAAAGACAATAGAGGAGTAACAATACAGCAAGTAGGGGTGACAGATGTTGTCATACCTATTGAGGTAAAAGATAAGGCGCAGGGATTCCAGAAGACAATTGGAACATTTCAGGTGTCTGTAGATTTGCCTTCAGACCAAAGGGGAACCCACATGAGCCGGTTTATTGAATGTCTGGAAGATATTGATGAGCCGTTGTCACTGAACCTATTACTGATGACCATTCTTCCAGATGTAAAGGAAAGACTTCAAGCTGAACATGGAATGTTACAGGTCTCTTTTCCATACTTCGTGGAAATGACTGCTCCAGAATCAGGGATGAAATCCAAATTAATGGTTTCGGTAATGTTTTCAGTATTCGATGAAGATGTTACATTGACAGTATCAACTCCAATTATGACTTTGTGTCCATGCAGTAAGGAAATCAGTGAGTACGGTGCACATAACCAGAGGAGTGAGGTTGATATCACTATTCGCATGGACGGGTGGGTCTGGATAGAGGAGTTAGTTGAAACCGCATTGAAATGTGCAAGCGCACCGGTGATACCTTTATTGAAGAGACCAGATGAGAAGGCAATCACAGAACAAGCGTATGACAATCCTATGTTTGTTGAGGATGTAGTGCGAGAGGCAAAGTTATTGCTGGAGAGGCACCCCCAGATTACGCATTATAAGGTGTCTGTTGTAAACCATGAGTCAATTCATCCACATAATGCTTTTGCTTACGTGGAGGGAAATAAGGAAAAGATAGATGAAAATTAAAGTCCTGAGGCGCACTTCTACTGAAACATAACCCTACGTTTATAGATGCGCCCCATCGAATAAAACTAAAGTCTATATGCACGACTTACATTTGTTAACAAAGGTGAACATAGCTTAACTATAAAGTTGCGCGAGCAAAGCATGGTAAGGAATGATTTAATGGAAGCTGAAGAATGTAAGGGATGTGGGAGAGAAATTGACTACTTTCTTTATGGTAAGAATAGACCAAAGGAAAGTGATGGATGGTGTATTTATTGTTTTATTAAAAGAGCATCTCCAAACACTTTATTAAGAAGGGAAGAACCACTTGGATAGGAGGATAAAGATGTTAGAAAGAGAAATAGGTCTAATTAGGAACTCGGACATAAGGGATGGTACAAAGAAAATAGTTGACATGCTGGAGGATTGGTATCGCACCTACCCGCCAAGCATAAGCGGCAAGTACCATAAGCACGAGTTGACTATGGAGAAGCATATACAGGACGCAGTCATTTTTGCTGAGGAACTCATTCGTGAGTTTAATATCGTAGGAACAGATAGAGATATTCTGTTATCTGGAACAATCCTTCACGATATTGGAAACAGTGTCAAAACATTCCACGGAAGGAAAGATGAGCCTGGCTGGAAACACTACCCAGCGTCTGGGTGGAGTCAAACTGGCGGAGGACAACAACATCCAATCGATGGGGCAAAGATAATTGAGGAGAATCCTTTCTATAAGAGTGATGAAGTTGCGAAGCTAGTAAGATGTCATATGTCTCATTGGTTTAGGCATTGTCCACAACCCAGTACGTTCCTGGAATATTGTATTTGTACTGCGGACTACTTCGCAACGAAGATGCCTCAGTTGAAGAGACAAATACTCGGTGATTGATTGGGAAAGCCCTCTTTCTGTAACGAAAGCAACTGTACTGGTGGAACGCAGCTAGTTACATCGGAAGACCTGGAAAAGGGTTACAGCTGCTTTTGTACAGGATTAATGATTGACCCTGAAAAGGATAGGTTTGTGTTTAGAGATGCAGACCACCTTAACAAGTTCTATTTCTGCTTCTACACTCCTCTCAAGGGCTGGGTCAAAACAATGATGGATGAGAATGACCTATGGCATCAAATATTGGTAATGAATAACATTTCTAAGTTAGGCGGATGGAAGAAATGTGACGCTTGCGGTGATACCCAAGTACAAAAAGATTATTGGAAGGAGAAAGACGGAACATCTATCTGTGATGTATGCAAGAAGATGGGAATCCATGCCTGGTCAATCAAGGCTAAAGTTCAAGCTGCTCTAAACCATATTGAGGATGATGAAAAAGGGAAAGCAATAGAATATCTGAATGAAGTGATAGAAATAATGGGAGGTGAATAATTGTCGGACACTAAGGTACTGATACAGAAAGAAGGTGAAGAGACACCGGACTATATGTACTACTTAGAGGATGCAGAAGTACATAGGACTGTAGTTCCATCACAAAACGGTGACTATGCAATCTTTATGGTACACGGTAAAATTTCATTGAAAAAGCGTGAAGCTCCAAAGATTATAGACAAAGGTGATTAGATGATTAAGGCCATAGTCCTAACATCAGGAGGACTGGACTCAACTACAGTACTAGGGTTCGCCTTAGCAGCAAAACGCGATGTGTATCCACTCACAATATTTTACGGGCAACGCCACGCTAGAGAGCTGCAATCCGTTCTAGATGTCGTGAATTACTACCACCAGAATCCGCTCGATGGTAAAATGAATGGGTTGAAGAAGATTGAATGCAATCTAACTCCAATCGGTGGTTCAGCGCTGACAGATTCCGATATCGATGTTCCAGAAAGCAGGGACGAAGGTGAGATGACCGATATCCCTTCTACCTACGTTCCGGCGCGAAA